GTTGACGGTCATGCGGAGGATAAGCCGAAGCCCCCCCCCGCAAATGGCCGTTTTGTCGCTCTCAAGCGTCAAAATCGACATACTGGGGGGGGAAATTCGAGTTCATCACTCGACGAACGCACTCGCGTTCTCCACACACGCTCTTTTTGGTTAATACCAGTTGAAAGAGAAAACTCAGCGCTTTTTAAAGGGTTCTTCCCTAAGAAAAGTCATAACTTCAAGTGTTTAATGATAACACAGAACAGCGCGAGCTAGAAGCTCAAGCGACTCAAATAGCCATGAGGTTGAGAACTGTAGTGCAAGCAACAGTACCTGACGCGAAGCTCGATTGAACAACAAGTGTGATCGCATCAGTGCCATTGCAAGAGATATAGCCTGAGAGATTCAGGGTACACTCTTCACCTAAATAGGCATTGCTATACAGATATCCAACAGGCCCTTAGACATTGCCATTTTTCTCGAATTCCAAAGCACACTGGGTCATGTACAAACCTGAACATACGAACTGAGCCGAAGATGTCCAGAAGTAATTCCCAGGAGGAGGAACGATAGAACCAGCAGTGTTTACAACACCAATACCATTCACATTCACCACCGTAGTTGATGCGGCAGCTGCAAGAAGGGGCTGGTAGGCAGTGGCAGTCGTCAGAGCTGCCGACGTATCTTGAAGAGACGTAACTGAGTAGTTGACAGGAGCCTTATTCGTTGATTCCAACACAGGAACTGAAAGCTCAACTGTATACACCACATGAAGCTCACCCAGATTGACACCATTTCCAGTTTGTCCCTGATTTGACACATACAGATTTCCACAATCGTACGTCTTGATATCAGAGCTCCCAGGCAGTCCCGCAGGACGGACAAACTTAGCATCAGAGTTTTTATGCAACTCATCAGGGTTGAGGAAGAGACTCATTCTCTCATACGGCATGCAATCAGCATGAGGATCCGTATCTTCCACCTGCTGTTTAGAGTTAGGTGGCGAGTCACTCGCATCATAGTCACAAGAAAGCATCACTTTTCCAACAGCCGAACTAGTCGGGTTGTACTGCGTGACCTCTGGCTTGTACACGAATTGCAAGGACTTAAAGCAGTATTTCTCATACTGCTTCGCAATGGTGGATAACCAGGGAAAGGTACTAGCTTGTCCTGGATTTATGGGCAGATTCAAAGCCACATTGAAATTCGG